TAAAGAAGAAATAAGGTGATGCCATTGATCCGTTCACCCTTGTTGCTCTGGCGTCCGGGGCCTTTAAGATGTGCAAGGACGCTTGTGAGATGTACAAAGAAGGGCGTCAGATTGTTACTGACATTACCCATGAGATTGATGGAGTTGTCAAAGACGTTAAGGACGTACAAAAGAAAGCGAAAGGGCTTCTTGGGTTCTTAACAGCTATATTCAGACCAGCTAAAAAGGAAGAGCAGTTGCAAGCTGCTCAGCCTGCGAAGAAGGTCAAAAAGAAGAAAGAGCCTCCACCAGAGTTTGACGAGAACCTCATTTACCAACAGGTCAGTGATGCTCTCATCAAGTTCTTCCAGGCGTACAACGCTCTTAAGAACTATGTGAAAGAACAGGAAGAATTTGCTCTGCATGCAAATAATGACGAAGGCCAGGAGGCTGCAATCAAAATCACGATTGCCAATTTGCAGATGGAGAAGCTGAATACGGAGTTGAGTGACTATATGGTATACCACGTCCCACACGAGTTGAAGGATTTGTATACTCGGGTCAATCAGCAAATTGGTCACATTGCCAATGTGCAAGCGCTTGCAAGACGAGAGGAAATGCTAAAGGAGCGTAGGGCAAAATGGCAACGGGAGCAAAAGGCGGATCTAATAAGGGGAAGAGTGGCGGCTTCAGCAATTACAGTGCTGTTGCTGATGTGGATATGGCTAATGATTCTCAGCATGACACACTCGCCATCTTATTGATTATTATTTTGTTGGTAATTCTTCTGTTGTTGATTCCGCTGATTGCCTGGATGTATGTGGATGTGAGGCAGATGGAACTGAGGGTCAACAAAGCTCTTGTAAGGATTGAAGGGAAATGATTAAAAAATTCAGTTTTGTATACACATCAATATTGATATGTATATTTTTTTCCTTTTTATTAACAGGTTGCAATAACGAATACAGATACCATTGTCAGGATCCTGAACATTGGGAAGATGAGGACTGTAAGGCTCCTCTTTGTGAAGTCAGTCAAACTTGTCCTTGGATGTTAACCGATGCTTACAAGCCTAAAAAACCTTAAAGAAGACGAAGTCAACGGCATAGTCCGCTTGCTTGATGCCTTCTCCAAGTTCTGCATTATGATCACCTTCTGCATCATATTGCTTTTTATTGTGGGCTTTTTTGTCTATGGTGTGGTGGCTGTAGAGCAACCTATGAAAGACATGGCGCCCAATGACAAGCTCACACATGACCTTCTCAAAATCATAGCCACGTCAATATTTAGCGTGTTGGCCGTGGTTATGGGGGCTAGAGCAATGATGCCAATACCCAACATGAATCCATGCGCTGGGATGATGCCTGGTATGCAGCCGATGATGGGAATGAATCCAATGATGCCAACCATGGGCTATAACCCTATGGCTCCATCTGGCGTGATGTCAGCTATGAACACGCCTTGGACGCCTCCTCCTCCTCCAAAGACGCCTCCAGTATTGGAGCATGACGAGGAACGTGAGAGAATGGCTATGGCTAGACAAAGCATGAAAGGCTCATGATGTTTAACCCTTATGTGTTAGTCGCAAGCTTGCTTGCAATCATAGGAGCGTATTTTTATGGACACCATCAAGGCTATCAAGAGTGCTATTCTGAAGCTGTGGCAAAAGTTGCAAAAGCCAACGACGCCGCAAGAGCCAAAGAACAAGAGTTAAACGAGAAGGTTAACCAGACCGCATCAGCATTAAGGAAGGCAAACAATGATGCTCAAGTTAAGATTACCAAGCTTACTGCTGACGTGCAGTCTGGGGCTTTGCGCTTGTCAATCCCCGTCACCTCCAATAGTGTATGTTCCTCCAACGCCACCGGAACTACCGGAGGAGATCAACCTCAAGCTAGAGCCGAACTTGACGGACAGGCTTCTGCAAATCTTATCGCCATCACAGCAGACGGGGACAAAGCCATCCGAGCCCTCCAAGCCTGCGTCGCCAGTTACAACCAAGTAAGAGAATCCCTCAAGGAGAAAATAGATGATTAAACTCGCAATCCCTCTCGCTGTTTTAGCCCTTGCTGGGTGTTCTTCTACCAGCGACTATCAAAAATATTCCGAAACCCAAGTAGCGATTGCTAGGTACAAAGCAGAGGCTGACAAAGCCAAGTATCAAGTATTGGCTGAAGTGGTCAAGAAAGGCGATCCTGCCGCTTCTGTGGCCGCTGTAATGTCCATGCAGATGGGATTTAGTGGTGGAGGTCAAGAGCAAAAGATTGACGCACCTAGAAGTTCAGGCGATGATGCTTTCAAGTGGGCATCATTGTTGTTACCCACCGTTGTTCAAGGATTTGGCATCTATGAAAACGCTAAAGTGGCTACCACACAGTCTAATAATGCTACAGCGACTGCTATTAACACTAATGGTACGTTTGCTTCTATTGCTAATACTGGGTCTAACAATCAAGCTGCTATGGCAGCTAATGCCAATGCAGGGATTGTAAGTGTGGCTGGCAATGCTACAACCGCCTTGACAAATATGGCTGCTAGTAATGTGACCAGTGTATCTAATGCTTTAAACAGTCAATCAGCTGCATATAACGGCCTGCTAAACAACGATTTAAACACCTTAAACAATGCAGTAAACAAACTAACCGTTGCCCCTGTAGTGATCACAAATGGCGTGATTCAGCACTAATATGAATGACAAAATAACGCTCATTTTGATGTGCCTGATAGTGGCCGTTCTTTTCATTATTATGGTTCAAGTATGATTTCTACAGAAAAACTTCATGCGTTAGGTATCGGTCCTGAATGGTCCGAGCCTTTGACCACAACCTTTACAACGTTTGGGATCAACGATGTTAACCGCCAAGCTGCGTTTATTGGACAGTGTTCACACGAGTGCAACCATTTCAAAACACTGGAAGAAAACCTCAACTATCGACCAGAAACCCTTCAAGCTCTCTTTGGTCACAAGTTCAAACCAGAAGAGTTTGCCGTTTACGCCCACCATGCCGAGAAGATTGCCAATCGGATTTATGCCAATAGAATGGGTAACAGAGATGAGGCGTCGGGAGATGGATGGCGCTTCCACGGTCGTGGATGTATACAGTTGACGGGACACGACAACTATTGGCATTTTGGCCAGGCCGTTCAAAAAGATCTTTTAACTGAGCCTCAGCTGGTGGCCACTCCAATGTACGCCGCTCTTTCGGCTGGGTGGTTTTGGCAAACCCACGGATGTAATGATTTGGCCGAATCCGAGAACTGGGAGGGCTTAACAAAACGCATAAATGGTGGTACATTTGGCCTTGAGGAACGCATTAAACTGACTCAACATGCGCTTGCCGTTCTGGGCGCTTAACTGCAAACGTGTATGCCACTCATTAAGCCTACATTCAGACCCGGCGTTAATCGCGAGAACACCCGTTATCACAACGAAGGTGGATGGTATGAATCCGACAAAGTACGATTTCGACAAGGAAGTCCTGAAAAAATAGGCGGCTGGACTCAATACTCATCAAGCACATTTTTAGGCGTCTGTCGCTTATTGTGGAACTGGATTACTCTAACCTCGCAAAACATTGTTGCTGTTGGTACAAATCTAAAGTTTTACTTAACAACTGGAGATCAATACTATGATATTACTCCAATTAGACAAGTCAGCACTTTAACAAATCCATTTACGGCCACAGCTGGGTCAGCTTCTATATCCGTATCAGCAACCAGCCACGGCGCTAGTGTTAATGATTTTGTTACCTTTAGTGGCGCAACAGGTCTGGGTGGTAATATTACCAGTTCAGTTTTAAACCAGCAGTACCAAATTGTAAGCGTGCCAAACGCCAATACATTCACGTTTACTGCAACTGCTACTGCCAACTCCACCGATGCATCAGGTTCTCCTGGGGGCGGAACAGTAACGGCCACATATCAGATCTCTACTGGACCAGCAGTCCAAACTCCTTTTAATGGATGGGGTGCTGGAACTTGGGGCGCTGGGACGTGGGGTAATGGCCCTACGATTAAGAACAATCTGCAAATTTGGAATGCCTACAACTTTGGCCAAAACCTTTTGTTTGGACCTCGTGGTGGCGGCATTTACTACTGGACAGCGCCAACATTAACAAATCCTGGTGTTTTATTGAGCAGCACAGGCGGCACGGTTACGATCACCATCGCGTCTCCCGCAGTCATCACATCTTCAGTTAACCTACCTAATGGAAGTTCAATCCAATTGGGAACCACGGGTTCTTTGCCAAGCGGTTTATCGACCAACACAACCTATTATGTTATCAACGTATCTGGAACTACGTTTAACCTTTCCTTGACCCCAGGAGGGGCAGCGATTAACACGACAGGTAGCCAGTCAGGCACGCAATCTATTTCCCTGTTGGGAGATGTTCCGCTGTACCAAAATGCTTTGACCGTTTCGGATGCATCTAACTTTGTGATTGTGTTTGGTACAAATGCGCTTGGCACGTCTACCATTGACCCAATGTTGATTCGTTGGTCAGACCAGCAGAATCCTCTTGTTTGGTATCCAGACATCACCAATCAGGCTGGCGATGTACGCTTGTCTCACGGCTCTCAAATTGTGACTTATGTCCAAACCCGCCAAGAGATTGTGGTTCTCACCGATCAGTCTGTTTACTCTCTCCAATACCTTGGGCCTCCCTACGTTTGGGGTGTTCAATTATTGTCTGAAAACATATCCATCATAGGGCCCAACGCCGCTGTTTTGGCGTCTGGCGTTGTGTATTGGATGGGTATTGATAAGTTTTACATGTACGACGGACGTGTGCAAACGCTGAATTGCGACTTGCGCCGTTATGTGTTCCAAAACATCAATCAATACCAAAATCAACAGGTTTATTGCAGTACCGTTGAAGGCTTTAACGAAGTCTGGTGGTTCTATGTATCAGGCTCTGGCACGCAAATTAACAGCTATGTTGTCTATAACTATATAGAACATACTTGGTATTACGGAACAATGGGCAGGACGGCTTGGCTGGATACCACGCTTCAGGCCAATCCAATTGGCGCCACATACAACGGCTACCTGGTCAACCAGGAAAGCGGCCTAGATGATAATGAGACTGGTACGCCTCAGCCCATAGATGCTTATATTGCTTCTTCTGAGTTTGATATCTCTGACCCAACTGGGGACCACTTTGCATTTATTAGCAAGGTTCTGCCTGATTTGACATTTGAGAACTCAACGGCTTCCAATCCAACAACTACAATGACCATTGAGGCATTGACCAACGCTGGATCTGGCGTCACTCAAACCTATCCCAACCCAGTTTATAGCGTTAATATCAACGGCAACCCTGAGACGTTTACAGGCTATGTGTATACGCGTATCAGGGGTAGGCAGTTTATATTTAAGATGGAATCTAACCAGCTGGGAACGACTTGGCAGTTGGGTTCTCCTCGATTTGACGCTAGACCGGACGGCAGAAGGTAATGGCAACCAAACCAATTAACCCAGCCCCTCCTAACCTGCCTTTGGCGCCGGTCCAGTATGAGGCTCAATATGGCGATAAGCTGACCAATGTTTTGCGTTTGTTTTTTGCGCAGTTAAATTCTGTTCTTACGATATTGACCAATTCATACATTACAAACACAACCATTTATACAGTGGCAACGTTGCCAACAGCATCAACATCAAATGCTGGCACTAGAACTTTTGTATCAGATTCAACAACCACAACCTTTGGCGCAACCGTAACTGGTGGCGGTTCAAACACCGTTCCCGTGTACTCAAATGGTACTAGCTGGAAAGTAGGCTAAATGGTAAACTTAAACAAATTCTTGGAGCAAGCATGAGCTTCTTTGACAACCCAATAGCAAATATATCTGGCGGCAT